TATTGCAAAGCGATGGCGAATACTTTTGGTCTGATAGAGTTCTTAAGAACGTTGGTAAGATGCAAGAGTTAAAAGAAAAACGCTCACAAGCTGGTAAAAAGAGTGCCGAAAAGCGTATTGATAATCAACAAGTTGCAACAAGTGTTGAACAAGTGTTAACAAGTGTTGAACAAACTTCAAGAAAAGAAAATAAAATAAAAGAAAAAAAATATAATATACCTTCGGTAGATGAGGTGATTAGTTACTTTATTGAGAATGGTTATACTGATGCTTCTGCTCGAATAGCTTATAATTATTACGATGCAGGTAATTGGTGTGATAGTCGTGGTAAGAAAGTCTTAAATTGGAAACAAAAGATGCGTGGTATGTGGTTTCGAGATGAGTTCAAAATTAAAAAGCAAAATAGTCAATTTTCAATCCCTATAAACTAATGAATAAACAAATAGCAATAGAACTTGAGAAGTTTGCTAAAGTAGTAGAAGAAAGATTTAGCAAGACTGATAGAGAAATGAATTTTAATAACGAATCGTTTAAGATTCATAAGATAATCCCATCGAGTGACCACACAGCGTCAGTTGTATTTAAAAAAAGTTCAGGCAAGTTAGGTGTAGCTTTTTTCTATTATCAACCTAAAGGATCTGGTAAAGGATGGAAATACTTCTTCCCTACTGATAGCCACATTACTGGTATGAGGGCATTTGAATATCATAAACTAAATGCGGAAGAATTTAATTTTGATAAAAACTTTTGTTAGATTAGCAGAAACTAAACAATAATGATTAAAAGACTAACCGATTTTGAAAATGAATTGATTGATTTCCACAAAAGTGGTTTGCAACGTGGTGACTATTGTGGCTTTCATACCTTAGATGAATACTATACACGCAAGGAAGGTTCAATGACTTTCATACTTGCATCACCACATTCGGGTAAAACAGAGTTTAATCTCGAGATACTTTTAAATCTTTCAATGCTTTACAATCAAAAGAATGTTTTGATAACGCCTGAAACCTGTGATTATCGAGATATTGGTAAAGAATTGATTTCTAAGTATTGTAAAAAACAATTCTTTAAAAGTGACTTTGAGCATTGTACTGAAAGCGAGATTTATAATGCAATAAACTTTCTAAATGACAAGTTCTTTATTATTGATGCTGATGAAGATAGCTTTACGTTTGATGGTATTATCACAATGATTAACAAGTTTGAAGCAGACAATAACATAAAGATTGACAATATCTTGTTTGACCCTTACAACGAAATTAAACACGATATGAAGGATTATAATGGTCGTCAAGATTTGTACATTGAAGATATGATTGGTCGATTGCGTAGATACGTAAAGAAGGAAAAGAAGCACATCTACATTTGTATGCACCCACAAGACCAAGCACCTATAACCGAGAATGGTGTGACTTATTATCCACCACCACATCCAAGACAATCAGCAGGTGGTCAATCATTCTTTCGTAAGGCAATGGCGTTTATAATACTGTGGCGACCACCAAAAGGATTTATTGACCCTGAAACACAACAACCGTTTGCTGAAAACGAAACCCAAATCATAATCGCTAAAGCAAAACCAAAAGGTAGTGCCAAACTTGGCAAATGCAGGTTGTATTGGGATTGGCGTAAGAACCGCTTCTATGAATATCAAGATGGTAATATTTACTTTGGTCTTGAGTATAAGAATAAACTTGAACGTGGTAGAGAACCAGGAAATGTCAATAAATCTGTATTACAAAGTACATTTGGAAAAGAATTTACAGAAGCACCATTTTAATTATGTCACCATACAAAGAACACGTAAAAAAACTAAACGATGAATTAGAATCGTTTAAATACTTTCAAGAAGAAAGATTGCGATTGTTAATGATTTCAGTTGATTTACAAATTGCAAATCGAGAATTAAATGACTTAGTTGGATTTGATGAACGTATTAACGAAGCAGCAACTAAAGTATCAATAGCAAAAGAATCATTTGACACAATGTTTGTTAGATACGAAACTGCTTTGATTAAGTATGATAAAATCAGAAATGAAACAATAATGATTCTTGAATATTTAAAAGACTTAGAAAAACAAATCAATGCCCAACAAGAACTCTGAAGACATTGCACAACTTGCAGTAGTTAATTACTTGCGACTTAAATATCCTAAAATAAGGTTCTTAGCTAACTATCTTTCAGGTGCAAGGCTTCCAATCTATTTGGCTAAAAAAGCTAAGATGCTCGGACAAGCTGGTCAAGGAACACCAGATCTTTTTATATTTTTCAACAATGGTAAATATTCTCTTTTAGTGATAGAACTTAAATCTAAGGATAAAAACCCTTTCAAAAAAGATGGGATGTTGAAAAGTGATGAACATTTAAAAAAACAATATGATTATCTTAATTACTTGAACAATATAGGCTACTATGCCACATTCGCTTGTGGTTCAGAAGAAGCCATAAGTATTATAGATAAATACATTGCTAATGAGATTTAATGAAATCATAGCACACCATTACGAGAATAAAGAGTTAATTGCTTTCTTTAAGAATATTGCTAACGATTGGTGGGAAGAACTTCGCCAAGATGTTTTCCTAACAATTTGCGAATACAATGAACAAAAGATTTTAGATATGCACGATAAAAAGTGCCTAAAGTTTTTCATTGTTCGTATTGGTATAAATCAATTTCGTTCAAAGACTTCAAAGTTTTACTATCAAAATTTCAAAAATCAAAGAATTAGCGATAGCCTTATTGACGATGAGTTGATTGAAAACTCTGACGCTATATTATACTCAAACGCTATGTACGATTTACAAGATGAAACTCCTTATCAAGTTATCGAACAAAAGATACAAAGCGTTGAGAACTCTATCGAGCAACTAAGATACTTTGAACGAGAGATTTTAAAATTATATTTAAGATTAGGGACTTATAAAAAAGTTTCGCAAGATACTGGCATCCCAATACGTACAGTTGCCAACGGAGTTAAGAAATCAAAAATAAAAGACAATGACTGAATATTTATTACTAATTATCGGTAGTGCTTGTGTTGGTTTTGGGTTTGCTGAAATAACTCAAATCCCTCAAGGTATATCAAGATTTTTGCTTGAGCAATTTAATCTTGGTAAGAAAGTTAAGGGCTACGAATATGTTAAAGTTCCTTATAGATTGAAACCATTCGATTGTGGATATTGCTTATCATTTTGGATTGGTTTGCTTTCATCTTATTATTTCAGCTATTCTATTATCATATCTATTATGATTGGATTCATTGCTGGTATCGTTTCAATATTAATTAAAAAAATTATATGAACTATCTTAACAAAGCTATTTTAAATAAATACAAAAACCATTGGTACACGTTGCGTGATGCTGGGTTTATAGCTAATCTAACAAGAAGCCAGGTCGAAGAACTTGAAAGCGTTTATAAGCAAGAGATTGACGCTAATTACACAGTAAACAAATGGTGTATGTCTTGCGTTACCGAAATGGTACGAATATTGTACTTAGCTACTAAGTTCGATACTCAAGTAGAAGAAAAAGAAAACCCAACTGCTTATCAAACGATTTCCGATCCGGTAAATGATTTTGCTGAAGAAAAGTTTAGTGATTCTCCAGTAGTTCAAGAGTTATTAGAAGCATTTTCTGACGATGAAATAGTAAAAGCTACAATAGCATCAGATGAGCAAGTTATAAATCAACCCAAAAAACGTGGTCGTAAAAAAAGAAAGTAATGCCAGTTTATAAATGTTCAAATGGCAAGTATCGAGTAGGTAACTCGGATTGCATCTACGATACAAAAGAAAAAGCAGAGAGTGTTTGGCGTGCATTGTTAGCAAAAGGAATCTATCAAGAAGATAGCTACACAGATTATCCTCAAGCAGCAACCGAGAATGCTAAGATTGCTTTACGTTGGGCAGAAGAAAACGGTTGGGGTTCTTGCGGTACATCGGTTGGAAAGGCTCGTGCTAATCAACTGGCTAATCGTGAAGCTATTTCTCGTGATACTATTGCACGTATGAGTGCTTTTAGAAGACATCAACAAAATAGTCAACGTGAACTTGGCGATGGATGTGGTCGTCTTATGTGGTTAGCTTGGGGTGGAGATGAAGGTATCGCTTGGGCAGAACGTAAGTTAAAACAAATTGACGGTGAGTAAGACGCAAGAGAAAAAGGAACGTATCGAAAACATTGATGAGATTATGATGCTTATCGAGATTATTCGTGAGTTGAATGAAGTAGATGATCTGGGTGGCAATGGTTACACAATGAAGCTAAAAGTAATTAATAAGATTGATGATTTGATTGACAAGTTATGATTAAAGTTGTTGATATAGAAGATGTATTACCCAATCCGGATAATCCGAGAGTAATACGTGACGATAAGTTTAAGAAACTTGTTCGTTCTATTCGTGAGTTCCCAAAGATGTTGCTATTAAGACCAATAGTTGTAAATAAAGATATGATTGTTCTTGGTGGTAATATGCGTTTACGTGCTTGTGCTGAAGCTGGATTACAAGAGATACCGATTATTGTAGCCGAAGATTTAAATGAGCAACAACAAAGAGAATTTATAATCAAGGATAATGTTGGCTTTGGTGAGTGGGATTGGGATGACTTGGCTAATAATTGGGATGAAGCTAATTTAAAAGAATGGGGATTAGATTTTCCTAAGTTTGAAGAATCTATTATTGAAGACGATTTGGAAGAACAATCATTCGTTAAAATATCAATAGAAGCTACAAACGAAACCTATATCGAGTTAAGCGAAAAGCTACAAAACTTGTGCGATGAGTATAATGTGATAATGAAAGTAAAATGAAGAAGCATACAAAAATTTATATGTCTTTCTTTGGTTATTGTCAAGATGACTTCATTCCTTGCGAGATATGCGGTGCAAGAGCAGTAGATATTCATCACATTGATGCACGTGGTATGGGTGGCAATAAATCTAAAGATACAATAGATAACTTGATGGCAGTTTGTCGTGAACATCACTTAGAGTTCGGAGATAGAAAACAACATATTGATTATCTTAAATTAATTCACGGATATTTTACAGAACTTAATAAATCATAATGGCTAAGAAAACAACAAGCGTTGCAATAAAGGTATCATTTGGTAAACGTAAAGCTGGTAAAGCAAAGAAGCGTTTAAATAAACACAAAAGTGTTAAGTTGAGATATAGAGGTCAAGGTAGATAACAACGAAAAAACTACGATGGCAAATCCTAAAAATATACAAGGTCAAGGCTTTCATACAAATCCAGAAAGGATTAACAAAGGTGGAAGACCACGCAAGTATGTATCTGCATTGAAAGAACAAGGATACAAAGCAAGTGAAGTTAACGATGCTATTCAAGTATTAATGTCAATGACAATAGATGAATTAAAAGATGTGTACAACAATCCACAAGCTACTGTTTTGGAAAAGACCGTTGCATCAGCAATCAGAAAGTCAATCGAGAAGGGTAGCTTATATTCTATCGAAACGTTACTTACAAGAGTATATGGCAAACCTAAAGAGCAAGTAGATTTAAATGCTTCAGGTGGAATGCAAATCGAGGTAGTTTACAAAGATGCAAATTCAGATAGCATTAAATAAACCACACGAAGGTCAACAAGCAGTTCTTGAGAGTAAGGCTCGTTTCAGGGTTCTTATGTGTGGTCGTAGATGGGGTAAGTCTTTAATATCTAAAAACATTTCAATCACAGAGGCTTTAGCAGGTCGTATAACCGGTTACGTTACACCAACGTATTCACTTGCAAAAGTTTTCTTCGATGAGATTGCAAAGATAATCCCAAGCGAGATTGCTCAAGCTAATCGTTCAGACTTGACTTTCAAGTTCGTTACCGGTGGTGAAATACGTTTCTTTACTGGTGAAAGACTTGATAACTTTCGTGGTCTTAGATTGCATAACGTAATCATTGACGAAGCAGCATACATACCAGATCTGCAAAACGCTTGGAATAACGCAATTAGACCAACTCTAACGGACTTTCAAGGTAAAGCACTATTCATATCAACACCAAGAGGAAAAGACTTCTTCTACCAGCTTTATTTGCGAAACGAAGGAGATTGGCAATCGTTTAAATATACAACTTATGACAATCCATTTATTTTACGTTCAGAGGTTGATGAGGCTCGTGCTTCGTTACCTAAGGCAGCGTTTGAGCAAGAGTACCTTGCTAATCCGGCAGAAAATGCAGCAAACCCTTTCGGGATTGACTTTATTCGGCAAAACATTACGAGCATATCGCAGAACAACCCTACTTGTTATGGTATTGACTTGGCTAAGTCTTACGACTATACTGTCATTATTGGTCTTGATAGCAATGGGTGCGTTTGTTATTTTGACCGTTTTCAGTCTGATTGGAGTGACACAAAGCATCGTATCTTACGTTTGGACAAAGTTCCGAAAGTTATTGATGCTACTGGTGTAGGTGACCCAATCGTTGAAGAACTACAAAGAGAAGACTATCTTATCGAAGGTTTTAAATTTACAAGCACTTCTAAGCAACAACTAATGGAAGGTCTTGTAACTTCTATTCAACAAGGTTCGATAAGCTATCCTAATGGTACTATCGTTGACGAGTTATCAATGTTTGAATATGTTTACACGCCAAGAGGTGTTAAGTATTCGGCACCGGATGGAATGCACGATGACGCTGTGTGTGCTTTAGCTTTAGCGAATAAGATATTTATCAAATCACAATCGCTTGGTAAATACGCAATCATTTAATATATTTGAGTAAAATCAATTAAACAATGAAAAATAACAGTAAAGAATTTTCAGCAATAGTTGCTGGAATTTGTTTTAGCCTAATGGCTTTAGTATTTATTATTTTAGGAATCATTAAATTTTTTGAGAACTTATGACACCAAAAGAAAAGGCAGAAGAATTAGTAAATAGATATAAAAATATTAATTACGACCTTGATGATGTTGAAAATCATAAAGAATGTGCATTAATTGCAGTAGATGAATGCTTAAAGCATTTTATAGTATTTAATGAATATTGGAACAAAGTTAAACAAGAAATAGAGAATCTATGAGTGATTTAAAGAAACTCGCTTACGAATTCTTTGATAAACTAAAAGCAGGTCAAGTAATTGCTATTAAAGAAATAGCTAAGAAAGACCAAGAAGCATTTAAGCAATACATTCGTGATTATATTGATGATGGTGGATTGTTGACAGTTTCTCCTGATTGGAAGAAGTTTCGCAAAGACGATGACGGTAGTGGCTTTGTTGATAAAAATCTACACGATTGGTACTTTCAACACACAAACAAATAATATATTTGTAACGATTTATATATCATTCATTTCGAACAACAAGAGGGACATATTACCGGTATGTCCCTTTTTTTATTGACTTATATTTAATTAATATGAAATCTTGGGATAATATAACAATAGATGAATATCAATATCTATATGGTATAATATTAGATGATAATTTATCAGATTATGATAAAAATATAAAATGTATATCAAAGTTATATGATTTATCGGAAAATTATTTATTAAATATAGAGTATACGAAATTTGAAAAAC